CCCGTGTTGGCCTGAATTTTGGTCAATCGAAGACCTTACGGCGGTAAAGGCGTCCATTCCTCCAAGCAAGTGGAACGCACAGTATCAGCAGAACCCTACCGGCGAAGAGAACGCAATCATACCTCGGCACTGGTGGAAACGGTGGGAGAAGTCCAACATACCAAACCTTGAATATGTTATTCAGAGCTATGACACGGCGTTTAGTAAGCGGGAGACGGCTGACTTTAGCGCGATAACAACGTGGGGCGTATTTCGCCCAGAGGAGCACGGGGGCCCTCCGGGACTCATCCTTTTGGACAGTCAGAAGGATCGCTGGGACTTCCCGGAGCTAAAGAGCATGGCGTTGGAGCAATACAAGTATTGGGAACCCGACACAGTAATTGTAGAAGCCAAAGCGTCTGGGCTGCCCTTGACGCAGGAACTAAGAAATATGGGCATACCAGTTGTTAACTTTACGCCAAGCAAGGGAAATGATAAGATAACACGAGTCCACTCTGTGTCTCCGTTATTTGAAGCGGGTATGGTTTGGGCCCCCGACACCGTCTTTGCTGATGAAATGATCGAAGAGGTGGCGGCGTTTCCAAACGGGGAGCACGATGACTTGGTTGACAGCATGACACAGGCATTAATGCGCTACCGGCAAGGTAATTTTGTCCAACTGCCCAGCGACGATTGGGATGACGAGGACGCACAAGTTCAGATAAGGGCGTATTATTAATGGGCAATTCGATAGTAGATTTGGGGGCCGCGGCGGCCGACTATGTAGGTGAAGCTCTTTCTGGTGCATATGATTATTTAACAGGGACCCCTGAAGCTTCCGCCAGTGGCGGGTACTACAAAAAGTTGGGGCCCGGTGCGCGTCAGTATTATTCGGGGCCCGGAGAGAAAAAGGGTGAGACTCTTTTTGAATATTTAGGTTTTGCCGAGGGCGGCGACGTACCCTTACAAGACGACGGGTCCCTTCCCGGTGTAGATGACTTACGGTATATGTCCCCGGCAGAGGTAGAAGAAGGCTCGTATCGCTTTCTTCAGGACATGGAGCGGCAGATGATGGATCATCTGGTCGCGGCTCAAAGCCCTGTTACAACGGAATTGGGAGTACCGATGCAGGCGTCCCCTGATAATCGTCGGTATCATTACGAAGAGGCCGAAAGATTACGTAATATTATTGATCAATTTAAAGAGCGCCGCGCTAAAGCAATTTCGGCTTATCCAGACAGCGCTGAAAAACTTTATATGAAAGAGGGTCAAGAGCCTTATGTAAGGGGCTTCCCTGATACGCTTGTTGAAAAATATAGGGAAGGTGGCGTTGTATCGTTAGGCGCGGCCGATCCGGAGTATATAGACATGAGTGGTATGTCTATGAACGAAGCGTTAGGCCTGTCCCGCGATGATCCGGCATATGTGCAGGACAGCGGGTTTTCTGGACCGGCATACGCGGAAGACCAAACGCGGCCCGCGGATCTTTTAGGTCCTTTTTTAGAAGAGTACAATCCGGTAGACGGTGAGTATAAGCGCCTTGAACGCTATGACATGTATCAGGATTTTCCGGAGGGCCGCAGAGGATCTGACTTTGGTCGCTCGGCTCCGGAGCTTTATATGCAGGACGGCGGCGAGCCTACTAGGGAAGAAGCTTTTTTACAGGCAGAAGCCTCAAAACGAGAAAGTGCCCTTCAGCTACTAAATTCTTTGTCCGAAGATGAATTAGTGCAGCAGTTTGGAATCGAGGGATATCAACGTCTTTTGGCCGACGCAGGCATATTTGACTTTGACGGTTTTCAGGTACAGCCGCAAATAGATGCGAGGGTTTTTGAAACGGGGAGTACGCAGGATTTAGGGCCGTTTGATTTAGCGCGGACTCAACAGCAGGGGCGCGGCAGATTGGGTTTTGCGGCGAATGTAGAAGACTTTGGGACGTTTGGCGCTGGGGTTAGCGGCGGTTTTGCTAAAGGGGAGGTAGAATTTCCTGATGAGCTACGGCGCATGGGGGCCCCGGACAAAATTAAATACGGGAGTGGGAAGTTAGCTCCGCAATCATATGACGCCTTTTATCAGTTTCCTCGTGGCGGCCCGCGGATCACGGGTCAATATATGCCGAGCGAGACAGGTGAGGACCAGTACGGGGTTAACATAGGATATACCATTCCTTTTGAAGACGGTGGCGCTGTTCCAGAAGAAGCCGGGATTGGAAGTTTTTTATATGATGTAGTTACCGGTAAAGTACCTTCTGACAAGTACAACGCCATGCGAACCTCCGGCCGTATGGATGATCCTATGGCTCAAGCCATTTATGGCGAAGAGCCCACTTTTATGGAGCGATTGGTTAAAGAATATAACTATCCTGCCAACATCCCGATGCAAGACGAGCAGGGCTTCGCGATCATGGATCCGGAAACAGGCGGCCAAAAAATGATGATGGCTACGGATTTTAATCTACCTGAATATATGCGAACCGGTCGGCCTCGGCCAGACATGCCTACATACGGTGAGTTGGAAGATGCGCGGGCACATGCTTTGGCTTCTGCGCTAATGGCGAAAGACTATGGCCCAGAAACGGCGCTTAAAGCAGGAACGATTAAAGAGTTTTCAGAAATGCTTCCGTTACTTGGTTCCTCCAAGTACAAGGACGTTAAGATGGATACCCGAAATAATGCTTTTGGCATATCTTTGTTAAAGAAAGCGGGTATAAATGCTACTCCGCAACAATTAGCAAAAACCGTGGACCGCGAAGTTTTTTCCCAGCTTGATCGTATTTTAGGTCGTTCCGAGGAGCGTAGAAGCACTCCTGCGGAGAGTCAGCCATTTGCCAAGCATTATTTTAAGTCTCCGGAGGGTGGTTTAGATGTTTATTTTCCGCGGGACAAAGAGGGTTATTTTGACACCAGTTACATATATGACTGACCGCGGCCCACGGTTCTATGAAAATGCACCGGCCTATGGTAAGTTAGGCCTAGAGGAGATAACAGATGGCACGTAAACCAATTGGCGGTTTGATGGACAAGAATGTTCCTTCGCAGCTTGATCCGGAGGATTTAGCGGCGGAAGTAGAGCTTGAGGTTCCGGGCAGCATGGACAACGTCGTGTCTTTTGAGGGCATGGCGGAAGGCATGGACATTGAGATTTCTCCGGAGGAGGACGGTGGTGTAACCATTGATTTTGATCCGGAAGATCAGCGCGGCATGAACGACGATTTCTACGCCAACTTGGCGGAGGAGATGCCTGATCGTGAGCTTGACCGCATTGCTGGTGAGTTATTGGGTGAGTTTGACGCAAACAAGGCAGGAAGGCAGGATTGGGAAGATGCTTATGCAAACGGTCTTGAACTGCTTGGGTTCAACTACGAGGAGAGGACCCAGCCATTTAGAGGGGCTTCTGGGGTTACGCACCCGTTGCTTGCCGAGGCGGCTACGCAGTTTCAGGCGCAGGCGTTCAATGAGTTGTTGCCAGCCAGCGGCCCCGTGCGAACTGCTATTATGGGAAGCGAGACAAGAGAAAAGCAGCAGCAGTCGCAACGCGTAAGACATTTTATGAATTACTACATCACTAACGTGATGGAAGACTACACGCCGGACATGGATCAGATGTTGTTCTATTTACCGCTGGCGGGTAGTACCTTTAAGAAGGTGTATTACGATGAGACCTTGGGCCGTGCGGTAAGTAAGTTTATACCGGCGGAAAACTTGGTTGTACCGTATGAGACGGCAGATTTGGACACCTGTCCGAACATAACGCAGTCTATTCGGATGTCTTTAAACGATTTGCGGAAAAAGCAGGTCGCGGGCTTTTATTTGGATGTTCCGGTCATTCCGGCGCAGGCTGAGATGGACTCTGTCTCAGATGAGCTAGACCGGATAGATGGTATTTCATCTACGCAGATTGATTACGACTGCACCATTTTGGAGTGTCATGTCGATCTGGATTTGGAAGGGTATGAGGAACTTGACGAGGACGGCGAGCCTACAGGTATTAAAGTACCATATGTTGTCACAATCAGTCAGGATAACGGGCAAGTCTTGTCTATTCGCCGGAATTACCGCGAGGATGACGAGTTAAAGCGCAAAATCCAGTATTTTGTGCATTATAAGTTCCTTCCGGGCTTTGGTTTTTATGGCTTGGGCCTCATTCATACTATTGGCGGTTTGTCACGAACCGCCACGGCGGCACTGCGACAGTTAATTGATGCTGGTACGTTGTCCAATCTCCCAGCGGGTTTCAAGGCCCGTGGGCTACGTATCCGGGATGATGATGATCCGTTGCAGCCCGGTGAGTTCCGTGACGTGGACGCACCCGGAGGGGCTATTCGTGACAGCCTGATGCCGTTGCCATTTAAGGGTCCTGACGGGACTTTGTTTAACCTGTTGGGGTTTGTGGTTCAAGCGGGTCAGCGGTTTGCCACGATTACGGACATGAAGGTCGGGGACGGTAACCAGCAGGCGGCAGTAGGTACAACTATTGCGATGCTGGAGCAGGGCTCTCGGGTGATGAGTGCTGTTCATAAGCGTATGCACTACGCTATGCGGCAGGAGTTT